TTATTACTCTTATAAGGTTCTTCTTTTGCTACTAATATCTTCCAAATACGTCTCATTGGATAAGTATAGAGAGAATTACTTTTGTAATCACCATATTTTTTTGTAAATGTTTTCCATTTCATTTCCTTACCATAATAATCAGCAATTTTAGTTCCTTTCGGAATATCACTTTTCGCAAATACACCTAAACCATCTATTTTTGATTTTTTTATTATAACCCAATCATTATCAAGTAGATTATGATTTCGTCTTGTCATTATTATATAATAAGTATTTAATGACTTCTGTATTAGAACAATCAACTGAGCGAACTGTAAGTAATGATTTAGCGTATGGACTTATTAAAGAGAATATTATTATAAACACTTTAAGGATGTTTTTTCCAAACTATACTAACATAACCAATACAAAGCATAGACACAATAATGAATTTTGTTCTTGGGATTATGAATGTGATGACGGGAACAGATTTGAATTAAAGAGCCGTAGATTGAATTCTAATGCTTACTCATCTGCTTTATTATCTTGTCATAAGGCGGATAAGAATTGTGTAAAGAAACAATACTTTATTTTTAATTATACAGATAGGGTTTTATATATTGAATACGATAAAGCCCTATTTGATACATTTGATATTAAGGTTGTTCGTGATTACAGATTTGGACGTAATGGTAAAGAAGAACGATGTTTTGAAATTCCTATTTCTTATATGAAGGAGTTAAATAATTAATTAATATAAATATTAAAATTAATATCTGTATTAATATATATAATGGCTAATTCAAAGATAAAAGATTATATTAAGGAAAAGAGGGACACATTAAGTGCCTCGTCATTAACCACATACGCATCAATATTGAAAAACTTATATACAAAGGTATTTAGCGATAATGACTTTGATATGAAAAAGTTTGAGGATACAAAAAAGGTATTAGAATATTTAAAAGATGTTCCACCAAACAAGCGTAAGACTACTTTGTCTGCTCTTGTTATCATAACTAACAGTAAAGAATATAGAGATGAAATGCTTAGCGATGTTCGTTCCTATAATGCTGATATTTCTAAACAAGTTAAGACGGATACTCAAGAAGAAAACTGGATAGACCATAAAGAAATTATAAATACAATTACAGATTATAAAAATAATGCTACTTTGCTCTATAAAAAAAAATCACTTACTCCAAGCGACTTACAACAGATACAAAACTATATTATTCTTTGTGTAGTTTCTGGTATGTATATTAGTCCCAGAAGAAGTAAAGATTGGACGGACTTCCGTATCGGTATGAATATTGATAAGAATATTCATAACTTTATTGAAAAGAATAATTTGGTCTTTACATCCTATAAGACCGCAAAAGCATATGGAAGACAAGATATCGCATTACCACCAGCTCTTAAGAAGATATTAAACAAATGGGTTTCTGTTAATCCAACCGACTACCTTTTTTTTGATATTAATTTTAAACCCTTAACAAGTGTTAAACTCAATCAAAGGTTAAATAAGATATTTGGAAAAAAGATTTCAACATCAATGTTACGCCATTTCTTTTTAACAGATGAGTTTAGTGAGACCATAAGCCAAAAGAAAAAAATAAATAAAGTTATGGAAGAAATGGGTAGTAGTAGTAATATGCTAACTACCTATGTAAAAAACGATGATTAAGTGTATATATTATTATTCTAAAAGTCTAATAATATATTATTTTTTTATAAATGGAGGCAAATTAGCACTACCTCTTATCAATTGTTTTAAATAAATTTGTTTTCTTAAATTAGATGGTTTTATTTCTTGAACTGTTAATGGTGTATCAATTCCTCTTCCTTTTAATGGAACTCCAGCATCAACCATATGTAAAAGTTTAATTTGCTTTTTAGCATTTTCTAATGTAGTTCCATAAGAATGTATTTCTTTTGTATCAGTATTATAAACTCTATATAAATCTTGATTAGGTAACTTTCTATAATTATAAGGCATTATATATATATCTTTATAATTTTTTATTTTTCTTCTAAACCACTTGTTTGTTTATGTGTTAGTTCAAATTCGCTTTGGCGTTCTTCTACTTCTACATCTCGTATAACTCGTATTCTACCACCGCATAATTCGCAACTGGAACATTTACTTTTAAAGCAAAGTGAAGCCAGTTTTAATATCATACCACTTGCTACTGTTATGAACGATAACCAAAAGACAGAGCCTAAAGCCATTATATATTACTAAAACAAAATAATATATAATATTTATTCTGGATATTGACCAGTTTGTTGAATATACATTAATAACAACTGATTACAATTAACATTTAAATTACTTGTAGCAGTTACCATATGACTTCTTAAACTACTAATTTCTTCTTTATTTTGGATTATTTGTTGGACTACATTATCCATTTCTCCATTTAAAATGGGTATGTTATAAACTTTTGAGTTAATATTTACTTTAACTGGGTCGGGCATATTATATATTACTAATATATTTTAATTTTAATAAATTAGCAAACCTACGGTTTTCCAAACCTTTCCCTTAAGCCTTTTCTAAAGTCTTTATTAAGAACCTTGTAAAACAGCCCAAAAATAACCAGTTGTTGTATGAAAACATAAAGATACTCTTACTGTTTCAAATTTTCCAATAATACCAGTTGTATTAAATCCACCCATACTTCTACTAACAAATTGTAATCCATCATCAGCAGTCATATTTATATCACTACCAGTAATATTTGTAATATAACAAAACCACCCATCACCATTTGGTGTTAATGGATTTTCATAATCTATTCTTGGATAAAAACGAACATCTGCGTCTGTTGTAAAATAATTACTATATGCTTCTGCGTGATTTCCAACAGTTATATTTATTTCTTCGGTTTTTGACATTCTACCAGAAAAAACAGATTGAAAACTTTTATTAATATTTAATTGAACTGTTGTATTAGAACCAAGAGCATTAACATCACCACTCCAAATTAACCCATCTGGAGTATTTGTTATTATTTCTTTTGTAGCATCATTTAAACTGTAATAAGTTCTATTATAAATTTGGTTATAATCTCCCATATTTACTATCCCATCTTGAGTATTTAATAAAACACTATTTCCTCCACTTGGAACATTAATAATACAATTTACACCGGCATTTATATTAACATTATCAGTTGACGCTAAATTTAGTTGATTGCTTCCAGTTACATTTAAATCATTACCATTATCATTTGTAATAGATGTAGCAATAGTTTCAGTTGAAGTAAACTGAAGACCATAAAGTCCTAATGGATTTGCTCCTAATTTTGCCTCGCTATGACTTACTGGTGGTGATAATGTAGCATTGTAATCTTGAACTTGTATAGCATCATTAAAATTACAAGTAAATCCGTCTGTTGGAACTGTTAGTGCTCCTAAACCAGTAGGCAAATAGGTTAATCTATCCATAGTAATAACATTCCCAGTATTTACATCAGTTATGTCTAAAGGGGTTATTATTGTTTCAATTGGGGTTGTTAGTATATCTCTTTTTAAAGTAAGACCTAATTCACTTATGCTAATAGACTTATCTCCATCAGCACTAAATATTTCTGTTGTAATATTTGTTTGAAAAGTTCTTGTAGTCATATATATATTAATAATAGAAATTATATTTATTAGTTTACATTAATTATACTAACAAATCCACTTTTAGGAAAAGTGTTAAGCCTTTCCTAAAGGCTTATATATTAGATATATTAAAACTACTTGAAGTTATATTAGAAAAAGTATTACTTTGATTTACTAATTCAAGAGAAAAAGTATAACTATAAATTTCATTAGCAGCACTAAATCCATTTGGTTTGGTTAATTCAAAAATAACATTATTAATATTTGTATTACTTCCATATATATATAATCTTCCAGCAAAACTACTATTTGATTGAAAACTAATATCATTACTCCAAAATTGTCGTCCAGCGGGACTAAACGCATCTAAGACCACGTAATTTGTATTATCGCCACTCGCTCCAGTTATCACATTATCACTAACTCTACCTCTTGGTGGAGTTCCAGATAACCAACCTAAAGTATTAAATCTAAATGGATATATTGTTAGCATAGATGAAAATGATATGTAATTTTGACTATCAAATGGAGATGTTGCTCTTGGATTAAATGATTGAAAATAATTAACTCTAAATGTAACCCCTTGATTTTGTAACCACCCATTTGTTGGAGGTGGAACTAAAAATGTTCCACCACTTAAAGGAATATTCACTTGAAATACTTGATTAGGAGCAGCACTCGTAAAATTACCAGCAGAAGATGCTCTTTTTATACTATTTGCTGGTGTGAATGTTGATAAAACACTTTGAACCCAACTTGTAGTTGGAATTGAATTACTATTATCTGCGGTTGATAGAGGTGTTACCGCATAACAATCAGTTTTTACAGTAGTATTAGTTAATTGTAAAGCATTTGTTTGTGTCCCACTTGGTTTTCTTGTTCTTAAAAACAAAGAAGTATCTGTTACTCCATCATTATCACTATCTATTTGTAAATTATTAGAAGAAAAATATATACCACTGCTTGTTTGTGCTGAAGAAACTAAATCTCTTATATTAAAATATCTTGCTCTTACTGTAGCATTAAAAAAACTTCCAGTATTTACCAAATCTAATGGAACTTGGGCTAACATTTGACTACTTTGAACTGTTAAAGATGAAACAGTATTTCCACTTCCATCTCTTGTTAAAATACCTACACTTGAATTTGTAGTATTACAATCAAGAACCATTCCAGAGGCTTGATAATAAATAGATGAGGTTAAAACACTTCCAGAAGTTATATCTCTAAAACTATATACTCTACTTCTTACACTTGATAATGTAGAATTACCACCATTCATATCTAAAGCAACACTACAATTAGTAACTGTAGGTGTTATTGTTAAGGCTTGAATATCTACATTAGCAGTATCTCTTACTAAAAATCTCGTTAAACTATTAGTATTTGTAGTTGCTGGGTAACTTTCAATAGATAATGTATTAACTGTAGAATATATAGCACTTGTATTTAGTGTTCCAGTATTTATATCTCTAAAACGATATTGCCTACTTTTTATAGTTCCAAGTGTTGGACTTGTTCCAGTCATATCAATCTCATTTGTTGTTGTTAAAATACCACTAAGGTTCAAAGTAGTCACATTTGAAATAGGGTTATTATTCATATTAATACTTGTTGCTCCAGCACTATTACCAACTAACAAAACTTGTGATAAATTTGGAGAACTACCTCCCCCACTTACCGCTGTTTGAACCCAAGCGGTTGTCGGTATTTTTGTTGAACTATCATTACTCGGTGGTTGTAGTGCTGAAGAGGTTAAAGAACCTAATACTGTTGATGAGAAATTGGCTGTTCCTAATGCTGTAAAACTCCCAGCAACAGTTGTATCAGCCAAAGTTTCTGCTCCTTGTGCTGTTGGAAATGCTAAAAAGTAATCTAAACCAGTATCAACTGTTAATGCTGTATTATTAATTTCAAAATTAGAACTATCAAATATGGGGACATTTTCTCTTGGAGGTGGATATAAAGCCATTATATATATAACCAAGATAATTTAATATTTTGCTAAACTTTTATATTTAGTAGAATTTTAAAAATAAATATATTGTATATATATAATATGCCTCCTAAGAAAAAGAAAGACGATGATATTCCCAAAGATGGAAAAATTCAAAATATGTATGAAGTAATACCAAAACGGTTTTTACAAAATGCTTATAACCCTAATTACGAGTTACATAAACTTAAATTACCATTTCGTATGTGTGTTGTTGCTCCAAGTGGTTCTGGAAAAACTAATTTCGTAATTAACCTTTTACGATTATTTAGTGCCGGAGATGGAACTTTTTCAAGTGTCGTAATTTTAACAAAAAATAAAAATGAACCTTTATATGAGTGGTTAATGGATGTTTGCCCTCAAATTTCTATTCAAGAGGGTCTTTCTAAAATGCCTCGGTTAGACGACTATGATAAAAAATCAAATCATTTACTTGTTTTTGATGACCTTGTTTTAGAAAAAAATTTGAGTATGGTAGAAAATGTATATATACGTGGTAGAAAACTTGGGGTTAGCGTTATATTTATTTCGCAGAGTTATTTTAAAATTCCTAAAATGATACGATTGAATACAAATTATATGGTTTTATTGAAAATTCCAAGCAATAGAGACCTCAATATGATTTTGAGTGAGGCTGGGGTTGGATTAACCAAAGACGAACTAATGAGAATTTATGACTACGCTACGAGCGAGAAATTCTCACCACTAATTATTGATTGTGATGAGGAAGTGGAAAAGAGGTATAGGAAAGGGTTTTTAGAGATACTTGATAAGAATTCCCTTTAAAGAAAAAATTGAAATAATTTAGGGAAAAAACAATATAGATATTATATTCCTTAATTATATAACGATATGTCATTAATTACAGAACCAACTCCTACTTTTGCTAATAATAAGAAAGCATATATGAGATTACACGCAAAATTATTTTACGATAAGAACAAAGAAAAAATTATAGAATATAAGAAAGCAAAGTATAGACGAAAGTTCGGTCATTTACAGCCACTTAAAAAGTTATCCCTTAACGGATATACTAAACAAAAAGCAAGAAGGTTAATCAAAGAAAAGATAACAACTAACAAGTTGAATGTTTGTATTGTTAGTATAGATGGCGAAACTAACATACTAAGTTATATGGACTTTTATAAACAATATGAATTCAACGATAATGAGATTACATTAGACTTTGTTGATAATTCAAACGACGAGTTTTTATTGCTTGTTAGTATGAACCAACTAACAACTAAAAAAAGCGATTAATATATTCAATTATTCAATATATTAATTAATTCCACTTTTAGGAAAAAATATTCCTAAATCATTTCTCAATCTCAAACCCAGTTTTTAATAATACACCTAACTTATTCAAAATTTTATCAAATATTTTTTCATACGACCATTTATCAGCACAACATAAATTCATAATAATTTCTTGTTTTGTTGAATGACGAGAATTGTCATATCTTTTAGCTATCTGTTCGTCATCATCTGTATTCAAATCATCTTTATATTCATCCGTATAATCATCTAATAATTCCTTATAAGCTTGTTTTACTATCTTACTATGTAATACTTTAATAAATTCTTGACTTTTAATCCATTCACCCTTACTTTTGTAATAAAAAATCCGTCTTTGTGTATTAGCACAAACAAACGGCATTTCATTATCCTCTAACTGTTCTATATTCAACTTAATAGTTTCAACAACAAATTCAACCAAACTTAGCGTTTGTAACCGAGTTACTCGCAAATATTTAAAATTAGTTAAGAAATCTTCAAAATTCATCGCACTAACATAATCTTTTAGTAATGATTTGGTTTTCTTTTTTGATTGAGGAGCAACATTTACATTATTTAGGAGAGAAGCAAACTGTTCTGCGGTTAATACAACATTAGCCATTATATTATATACTTATATAAAAACTTTTCTCTAAATGCTTTTATTCCTAAATATATTAATTATTTAATTAATTAATTTATTCATTTAATTATTCATTTAAAGATAATATTACATATATATTTATAATATGAAATATTTTAGTGATAAATACAATATTGGTGATGAAGTTGCTTTTTATTATAAAGGAAAATGTTTAGCTGGAATTATAACTAATATTGGAAATAAGAAAACTCAAATATGGATAAATATTTATAAATGTATTTCATATATGAATATGTATAGTAATAATGATACATATTATTTTGATAAAAATAATTTTGATACTATTATAAGAGTAGGAATAACTACTATGCTTTGTTCTAAAAATAATTATGATTTTTTATATGAAGAATATATGAACCGTTATAATATTAATTATAAACCAACAGAGGACGATATTTAAAAATTATATAATATACTTTAATATTAAATAATTGAGGTTGTGAAAACAACTCACCGTAAATTTTTTTTGGAGCTAAGACCTCCTATAGACAAAAATTATTGATAAAAACGAATAAATTTTTCAATATGGGTGGGTTCTTGGAAATATTTTTTTTCGGTGTTTTGTTTTTCTACCTCAATTATAAAGAATAAAAATAATATATATATCCTCTATTTTAGAATAAACAAAAAAACAAATAAATTAATTCGTTAAACTATTTAGAAAGATTTTCCTAAGTATATTATATGGAAGGTTTTATTGAGAAATTAACTAACAAGAACATAGAAAATTTATGTTTTCCAGATTTGTATAAATCCAAATATTTTACTGACGATTATTCAATTGAAACAATTACATTAAAAGAATTATATATATTAAAACAAAAAATAATTAATTTTACTTTTAAAAAAGGAATACTTGATGATATGGCTAATATTATTTATGAAGATATTAATAGAAAATTATATGTAAAAAAACAATTTATTAATATGACAAATGAATTAATAGATACATACGGTTCTTATGATGATTTCAAATATAAAGATTGTGAATTCAAGGGAGATAATAAACTAACAAAAGTTCAACAAATAGCTAAATTCAAAAAAATATTGAAATATAATATTGATTTTATTTTGAATAATAAAACGCTTATTTTGGATAGAATTGAAGAGATATATAATTTAAAAAAAGATGAGGTTAGTGAGACCTTAAAAGAAAAAAACAAAGAATATATGAAAAATTATAACGCAAGGGACGATATAAAAGAAAAAAAGAAAGAATATAATAAAAGAGATGATGTAAAAGAAAAACAAAAGGAATATTGTAGTGAAAAGGTTAAATGCGAATGTGGCTTTGTAACCGCAAGAAAAAACCTATCACGGCATAGAGCGTCCAATAAACATACCAAATTATTATCCTAAAACAACTTAAATATATTTATTCCTAATATATTAATGGAGAGTGTTATAATTAATGATAAAGAATATAAGTATTATCCACCTACTTCTTATGAGAATACTAAACGATTAAAAAAAAGGATAAAAAATATTAAAGAAAAAATTAAAGCAAGTCAAATCAGTTGCTATAAAGATAAAGTAACAAAGAAAGGAATACCTTATTATAATAATTATCCTAAATTATTGAAGTTTTTAGAAAGTTTAAACTAACAAAATATAATAATGTTATAATATAATAATATTATATGGTAAAGCGATTATTAGAATTATTTTGTGGAACAAAATCTGTTGGAGAAATATTTGAAAATAATGGATACGAAGTAATAAGTTTAGATTATAATAAAAAATTTAATGCTACCCATATAGAAGATATTTTAACTTGGGATTATACCATATATCCAAATGATTATTTTGATGTTATATGGGCTTCTCCAGATTGTGTTACTTGGTCTTTAGCAACTGGAGGAAAATATAGAAAAAAAGCG